GGTAACTTACTTATTGAGATTGACGAAACTAATCTAGTACCGGGGCAGGACTTGTCTGTGTACCCCGGAAAAGTGTTCCGTAGACAAGGCGGTGCACCCGGACAAGCCATTTTTGGTACTAAATTTCCTAATGTATCTAATGAAAACATGCAGATGTTTGATAAAGCAAGGGTATTATCTGATGAATCAACTGGCTTCCCATCTTTCGCACATGGTCAGACAGGCGTTACTGGAGTGGGCCGTACTGCTTCTGGCATTTCTATGCTTATGTCTGCTGCCAACGGCTCTATCCGTAATGTAGTTAAAAATATTGATGACTACTTACTAGCACCACTAGGCAAAGCTTTTTTTAACTTTAACATGCAGTTTAACTTTGAGTCAGATATTAAAGGTGACTTAGAAGTAAAGGCTCGTGGTACTGAAAGCCTTATGGCTAATGAAGTACGTAGTCAACGTTTACTACAGTTCTTGCAAGTTGTACAGAATCCTGCACTAGCACCATTTGCACGTATGGATTATATTGTACGTGAGATTGCTAAGTCTATGGATCTTGACCCTGATAAGGTTGGGAACAATATGACACAGGCTGCAGTGCAAGCTGAGATACTCAAGAAGTTCCAAGAAGCTAATCCACCACCAGCACCAGAACCACAACCGGGTGTACCACCACAAGGTGGCCCACAGGGAGCACCTGCGGGTGTTCAAGTTCAGGATACCCAAGGCAGTGGGGGTGGTACTATAGGAACTGGTACAGCCCCTCAGCCGGGAGAACAGGGCTTCTCAGGTAATACTGGTGGAGCACCTGTACAGTGAGCCAGTTAAAACTAGTCGTAAATAACAAACCTCAGTGGGATGCAATGTTGGAAGAAATTTACTTTCGTATTGCATTCGCACATAAACAAATGGAACAGTATGATGACCCTGCAGAAATATACAGACTGCAGGGTGAAATACGTTCATTAAGATCTTTAACTAAACTTAGGGATAAAGTAAATAATGACTAGTCTTGATCAACAAATGAAAAAGGGTATGGGTTATGGTGAACTAATTGTAGATAATATAATTGGTCTAGATAATGAATATGAATCATTTGGTGAAAAATTGGGTAAAGCAATTAATGAGGATGAAATAGGATTCCTTAAAAATGCTGCTGTTGGTATTTATGAAGGGGCTAAAGAATTTGTTACTAGTCCAATAGAAACAACTAAAGAAGTTATTACAGATATTAAAGATAGTGTACAAAGACTTGGTAGTGAAGATTTAGATACAAGACTACAAAGTATGTATGGTATATCATACGACCAAGCAACAGATCAACAAGTAAACTCTGCAAAAGAAGCTGTTATTGGTGATGCTATGACTGCACTGGAGTTAATTCCTGCAGCTAAAGCAGCAACAGTTACTGCAAAAGCAGCAAGTTCTGCTATACCTAGTGGAGTTAAAGCTGATATAGTAGGTCAAACCAAAGCAGTCTTTGGTGGTGACATGGAGTTTCTAAGAGGTACACCAACAGAACGTTCTAGTACTGTAGGTGTTGGTGCTCAAAGAGCAGATAAACCTACATTACAGTTTGAGACTTCTTCTGGCTCTACATATGATCAATTTAAAAATGCTACTACAATAAGAAATCGTGCAGAACGAGATGATAATGAAGTATCTGGTGTTCAACCTCGTAGTGGTAAAACAGTATTTATGAATAAAGAAAGTATAGATACTATTGGTCCACTATTTCAAAACACAGAAATACCAGTTCAGTTTATTCCTCTTGAAGGTAACAAAGCTAAATTAATTTACACAGAAGATTATGGACCTAAAAAAGCTGGTGAAGATGCTTCAAATATAGTACAGTTTACAACTAGTCCACGTATGGGTTTACATCCTGTAGAAATTATGGATAGTAAAAATACTGATAGACGTAATATACATTTTGGAAATGAAATTGTAAAAATTAGATCTGCATCTAAAAAAGATAAAGAAACTAAAAAAGAACCTAAAGTATCTTTTGCTCCACTTGTTAGACCTAACGAAAAAAAGACTGCACATAGTAAAGCTATGGATATAAGAGAAGCTGCTGCTATTCGTCTTTCAAATACAAGCCCCGAAGAAGAAAAAACAATAAGAGATATGAACATTACAAAATTAGAATCTTCTGATTTTTACAGTTCTATTCTTCCCGGTGTAGCAAGTTTAGATATTCCTGAAGGTGGAATTAAAGGATCAAAAGTTAAAGATTTTTTAGAAAAAGATAATAATATTTCTAATACACAATTATACTGGTCAGGTCTTCTTAATGAAATTGATTCAGATACAATATATGACAAAGATACTTTAGTTAATTTAGCTCGTCAAAATATCCCTAAAATAGAAATAATAACTAATACAGGAAACTACAATGTTAGATACGAAGATTTACAAAGAATACCTTTAGTTGAAGATAGTTCAACAGATAAATTTGTAACTAAACAAAGTTTACCTGTACCTGCTCATACAAGATTTCAAGGTCAACCGGGAGCACAAAAAGCTTATTACAAAGAATTAATTGCAATTAATAAAAATCCTAAAGGTAACTTTTATCAAGCTGCTGAAAGTCATTGGGGTTATGGTGGTACAGCTATAGCACACACAAGACTTAGTGAGTATACACACAATGGAAATAAATTTGCTGTTGTAGAAGAACTTCAAAGTGACATGGCTCAAGTTGCTACTGATGACAGAAATAAAAATTTAGAAGTAGCTACTAAAGAAAACTCAACTAACGAAATTTCATTAACTGCAGGTGATATATCTGATAGTTTAATTAATAGTAGTTCTGATCTAGTATCTAATTTTTATATTACAGAAGCACCATCAAATTTTAAATTTACAAATAGGTTTGAAAAAGAACTTGAAAATATATCACAAACTTTTTACAATAAAAGTTTTAATGATCTTGCAAGTGAGCAAGAATTTATAGAAGTTTCTGAAACTGTCTTATCTGATTTAATGTTTAAATTTGCAAATTTAAAATTTAAATATGAAAATAATGAAATAGATATAAATGAAGTTATACAAAAATTAACTACAGATATGCCGGGAATTACTGAAAAAGTTTTAACTAAAGGAACATATAATAACTTAGTATCAACTCCAATAGATAAAATATTTTCTAATGCTTTTAGTGATTACGTTTTTGGTAAATCAACAATAAAAAACAATCGTGATTTAAAATATAAAATTGCAGATCTTTTTGATACTGCACCTTCAATAGCTGATTTTAAAAAAGCAAACCTTTCTATGCTAAAGCAATCAGAAGCAACTAGAGTTTCTTTGTTAATGGCAATTAAAGATGCTAAGGAAAATAATATAAATAAAATATATATTGTTCCACCAAAAACTGCTGCATACTATCATAGTTTTTCTGAAGATACTGCAGATAAAATTTACAACAGCACTTTAAATAAAGTATTAAAAACATTAAATACTGAAACTAATAATGCAGTAAAGTATCAAAGAAAAAATCCTGAAGGTATTAGATTTCCAATTTCAAAACCAATAGGTAGGGCTGGTTCTTGGGAATTTGACGATGATCAAATAGCAATGGAAATAGATATTACAGATTTTAATTTGCCAGATAGACCACAGTTTAGATTGTTTAAAGGTGGATTAGTAAATGAATTTGATAGAGGTGGACTAGCCGTGGACCAAACAGAACAAATGATGGGTATGCCTACCTCTGGTGATCCTGCTATTATAGATCCAACAACAGGGCAACTTTATAGTCCTGTAGCTTCTATGCGACAACAAGCAGAACAAACTCGACAAGTAGAAGCTAAAGAAAAATTTAATAAATTAAAACTACCAGAGAATATCCAAGAAGAAGTTGAAGAACAAATTAGACCAATGGCAAGACCTGAAGGTTTACCTAATGTTTATGAAAATAAAACTGCTGTAGATAAAGTATTAGATTTAGGTTTTTTACTTAAACAGAAACAAAAAGATTCTAGAGGTCTTAGTAAAGTTGTATCGGGATTAGATGAAAATAATCCTGTTCATCAAAAAACTATTAAAGGTTTTTTTGACAATGCAGTAGGTGGAGATACAGGTTTTGATCCAACTAAAGAGGCATGGTGTGCTGCTTTTGTAAATCATGTGCTTACTGAACTTGGTGCAGATCTTGTAGATTCTAAAGATCCTTATGATAAAATTAGGGCAAATAAGTATAAAAAATATGGTGAGCCTGTAGAACTTGAAAATATTCAAGAGGGTGACATTGTAGTATTTGATTTTGATAAAGATGGTACTGCAGATCATGTAACTTTTTATGCAGGTAGTAGAGTTACTGATCAAGGACAAGGACAATATATAAATGTAATAGGTGGCAATCAAGGTGGTAAAGTTTCTATTAGAGAAAATCATCCCTATTATATACTAGATAACGTAGCAGCAATTAGAAGAGTTACTTATGATGGTGATGCATATGAAATAGCTCAAAGTCATAAAGACTCTGACCCTATATTTAAAACTTTCTTGCCAGAAGAACATGAAGATTATGCTTTAAATCTACAAGGTAATTATAACAAAGGTGGAATGACTATGAATGGACAAATGGAAATGGCATTTATGCAACAAGGTGGATTAAAAGATGATGGGATGAAACAAGATCCAGTATCAGGCAATCAAATACCTAACGGTTCTATGGCTAAAGAAGTACGAGATGATATTCCTGCCCAGTTGTCCGAAGGTGAATACGTTGTACCTGCTGATGTCGTAAGATACCTTGGTGTAAAACATTTTGAAGATTTACGAGATAAAGCAAAAAGTGGCTTGCAAAACATGGAAGCTAATGGTAGAATAGGTGGAGAGCCAGTTCCTGCTAGTGGTCCTAGTATGCAACCACCTCAGCCTATGCAGCCACCTACTCCATACAGCCCCCCTCAAATGGCTATGGGTGGAGATCTTTCACCAGAAGAAATGAATGAAATTACATCTATGATGAACCAAGGTGGTATGGCTCGTAGTGCTTACTATGATGGTGGCTTTTCTAATACAGGTACTAGTTTTTATAATCCAGATGCAACTACAACTGCAGAAGCAGTATCTACACCTACAAGGTATACCGGATCATTTAGTAACTTAGGTAGACAAACATTTACTCCAGCCCCTGTAGTAGCTGATGTTCCGGGTGCAGGTGGTACTAGTACTACTCCAGTACAAGTAGAAACTCCAGCAAGTTGTGCAGCTAGGGGTATGGTGTATGACGAAGCTACTAAGATGTGTAGGATGCCAGTTAGCCAAGGTGGTGGAGATGATAATGCTTCTGCAGAAAAAAAACGTCTGCAAGACATGGTTAATGAACATCAAAAAGGTAGTCAAGTTGCTATAGCAGACATGAACAAAGAACAGTTACTTGAAGCATATCAAGGTGCTGAAATGGGTAAATATATAAGCTCTGGTATGATGGCTTTAAATCCTGTTGTTGGTGGTATTGCTAGATTATTTGCTGGTAATGAGAGTAAAAAAATTCAAGCTCGTTTAAAAGAACTTGGTGTAACTGATTTACCTGAAGTTGATTATAAAAAAGGTGGTATTATAGGTAATGTATTAGGTGGTACTAGTTTGCTAGAGGTATTAGATAATGCTATTGTATCCTTACAAGAAGGTAAAATTGGTGCTGGTACATCTACGTATAAAAAACAATTTGATCCCCCTAACTCTGCACAGTATTCAAATAACTTACAACAATCTACTGGTAGTATTTGGGGCAGTGAGCAAGAAGCATATGATTCTGCAGTAAGAAGTGGTAACTATCAAGTAGCAAATCACTATGAAGCTATTAATCGTTTACGTGGTAAACAAAATAATTTTTACGATTCAACTAAAGGCATGAGTAAAATGGAAGCATATGCTCAAGGACGTAAAGATGGATTATCAGTACACGACATGGATCAAGCATTTAAATACGGTGGTAGTTTAGGTAGAGCAATTAGTTCTGGTGTAGTAGAAAAAGAAGGTTTCCTTGGTAAGTATAAATTTAAAGAGGGTAAAACAGTAGATGATGTACAGACAGGAACTACAGAAACAATTGTTCCTGATTCTTCTAATAATAACGGTAGTGATGATAGTGGTACAACAGTACCGGGAACACCACCACCATCTGCAGCAGGTACTGGAGGATCTCTTAAACCACCACGTAAACCTTCTTTTTCTTCTGCACAACAAGCTGCTGATACGTATGCAGGAGGTGACACACAAGGTGGAGAATTTGGTGGACTTGGATCAAGTGCAGCACAACAAGCTGCTGATACGTATGCAGGAGGTGACACACAAGGTGGAGAATTTGGTGGTACAACTAAATCTAAAGAACAAAAAGCATCAGAGTCTATGCCATCTTGGTTTAATAAAGGTGGTTTAGCATCTAGACCCAAAAAGAAAAAGAAATAAGGCTACTCAGCTACGGCTGACCCCAACATAAAAGGAGATGGATATGCCTGAACTAGCAGAAGTGGAAACCCCAAAGACTGCAGGATTCGTTGATCGTGGATACAATCACGAGAAACGTAAACTACGAATGGAAGAAGAAGCAAAGGAGATTGCAGAACTTGAAGCCCAACAACGTGGTGAGTCTGAAGAACCTGAAGAAGCCGAAGAAGCTACTCAAGAAGCAGAGGCCAATACAGAAGCTAAAGAAGAAACGTTATCTGCAGAAGAAAAATCTTTTAAAAAACGATATGGTGATCTAAGACGCCATATGCAGCAAAAAGAAAAAGAGTGGGATGAAAAGTTTGAAAGCCTACAATCTTCTAAAGCAAGTGTTATTCCACCAAAGTCTGATGAAGATATTGAAGCATGGGCAACAAAGTATCCTGATGTAGCTGGTATAGTAGAAACTATTGCTACTAAAAAAGCACAGGAAATGTTTTCTAAAGCTGACACTCGACTAAAAGAATTAGATGAAGCTCACTCAGAAGCTAACAGAGTTAAGTCTGAAAATAAAATTCGTGAGTCTCACTCAGACTTTGATAAGCTACGTGAGGCAGATGAGTTTCATAATTGGGCCGATGAGCAACCTAAGTGGGTTAAAGATGCACTATATGAGAATGCAGATGATCCAGACTCAGTAGTACGTGTTATTGATCTTTATAAGATAGACAAAGGTTTAACTCTTAAAGATAAAAAAGCAAATAAAAAAGCAGCAGCTTCACCTGTTACTAGACGTAGCAAAACACAAGTAGATGTAGCTGATGCTAATGAAATGATTCGTGAGTCAGATGTTGCTAAAATGTCCGACAAAGAATTTGAAGAACGTGCAGACGAAATTAACAAAGCAATGCGTAATGGTAAATTCGTCTATGACGTATCTGGTAATGCCAGATAAGCTATTGACAAAATAAAATTCAATAGTATAACTAGGGAGTATAAAACAAAAGCCTCTTATGACTACCTTTTGTTTTTACTCAATTTCCAATAAAGTCTAAACTAGGAAGAACTACCTGTTCAAGTATAGGCCCGTATATCTAACGGTTGGCCGACTGTTAGTCTTACGCACCCTAGAAAAGTAACAGCCTCTTATTGGTATTAGCTTTTAAGTAAGCCAACTATCAGGAGGATTTATTATGGCTTTTACATCAGCAGGAGGACACGGTAACTTACCTAACGGTAACTTTAGTTCCGTAATTTACTCCAAAAAAGTACAGCTTGCTTTCCGCAAGAGTACTGTATGTGGTGACATCACCAACTCTGATTATTTTGGGGAGATTTCTGCCCAAGGTGATACAGTTAAAATCATTAAAGAACCTGAGATTTCCGTAAGCAGCTATGCTCGTGGAACTACTATCTCAGCACAAGATCTTGACGATGAGGATTTCTCATTGGTTGTAGACAAAGCTAACTACTTTGCCTTCAAAATTGATGACATTGAGGAAGCTCATAGTAACGTCAATTTTATGGATCTTGCAACTAACCGTGCAGCTTATCGTTTGGCTGACCAGCATGACCAAGAAGTTCTTGGCTACTTGTCTGGCTACAAGCAATCAGCTTTGCACACAGATGCAGATACTGTTAATGACCAAGTAAATGGTGTTAGAGCAGTAGCAACTGCAGGTACAGATGAGCTGTTAACTTCTATGAAGTTGATCAAAAGCTCTTTCGGCAACATCACAACAAGTTCTGCTGGGGATCACTCGATTCCAATTGCAGCACGTTTGCCGGGTGCAACTGCACTACCAACAGCAACAGCTTCACCAGCAATGGTTGTAGCTCGTATGGCTCGTTTGCTTGACCAACAACAAGTTGATAAGCAAGGTCGCTGGCTGGTTGTAGATCCAGTATTTATGGAAATCATGGCTGACGAAGATTCACGTCTTTTGAATGCAGATTACGGTGAGTCTGGTGCACTTCGTAACGGTTTGGTTCTCAACAACCTACACGGCTTCCGTGTGTACTCGTCCTCTAACCTACCTTCAGTAGGTACAGGTTCAGGTACAACAGGTTCTGCAAACCAAAACACTAACTATGGTGTTATCGTAGCTGGTCATGACTCTGCAGTAGCCACTGCCGAGCAGATCAACAAAACCGAAACATATCGTGACACTGACAGCTTCGCTGACATTGTTCGTGGTATGCATCTATATGGTAGAAAGATTCTTCGTCCTGAAGCAATCGTTACTGCCAAATATAACGCAGCGTAAGGGAGGATTGAATTATGGCATTAGGTGATAACACACTCCAAGCGGCACGAGGTAATCAAAATCCGGGTCGTAATCCGTATATGGTTCAAACTACCTTAAATTGGGCTACAGCTTTGTCTGACAAAGGTTCTGCACTTGCAGCATCCGATGTTGTTCCTGTAATTGCTGTACCTAAAGGTACTATGGTCATGAACGCAGGTATCGAAGTTACTACTGCATCCGATGGCTCTACTTTTACAGTAGACTTAGGTATGGTAGATGCTGACGTATTTGTTGATGGCTTTGATGCAACATCTGCAGCAGCAGTAGTAGCACAAAATCCAGCAGCATATCAACCTGTAATGGCTGTTGCTAATGACAACATTGATGTAACAATTGCTACCCTTTCAGGTGGTGCTGTTACTTCAGGTAAGTTTCGTGTATGGGCTATCCTAATGGATTGCACAGACATGGGCAACGAAGGTACTGCGGATGAAGTAGATCGTGATCTGCTTGCATAAGTAACTAACTTTAGGGGCTGCTTTCGAGTGGCCCCTTTAGGCTACCTAACAAGAGGATTTATCATGGGTATTACAACAGCAATGTGTACAAGTTTTAAAGGTGAACTGCTTGGCGGTATCCATGATCTGGATACTCACACAATAAAACTTGCACTTATTAAAGCTTCACCTTCTGGTACTTATAGTGCAGCAACAACTAACTATTCAGATGTTACAGGTAACTCTGATGAATCGTCTGGTACTAACTATTCAGCAGGTGGTCAGAATTTAGATAGTGCAGCTATTACTACTTCAGGAACTACTGCTATGGTAGACTTTGCTGACGAAGTATTTTCTAATGTAACAACTTCTGCAGATGGGTGTATTATTTATAACTCATCAGCATCTAATAAAGCTATTGCTGTCATTGACTTTGGAGGAACAGTCAGTGCTACAGCAGGTGATTTGACAATTGAATTTCCAGCAGTAGGAACTAGTACTGCAGTTATCCGCATAGCCTAATGGCTGTTGTAGCAGCTTCAGCACGATTTGCTACAGGTAGATATGGTGTATCTGCTTACGGTGTTGAAGACATATCCAGAACACTTACTGGTGTATCTGCTACAGGTAGTGTAAATACAGTAGAAGAAAAACCTACTGAGGTTCTTAATAGTGTATCTTCTACTGGTGCTGTAAATACAGTTACAGTAAATATTCAAGAAGATATTACTGGTGTAAGTGCTACAGGTTCTATTGGCACATTAGGTATTAGTAACACTGTAACCCTTACAGGTACAGCAGGAACAACAGCAATAGAATCTGTATCTGCTGGTGGTTTTGAAATTGACATTACAGAACGTATTAGTACAAGCGTAGTTGCAACAGGTGCTATTGGTACTGTAGAACCACAAGTAGACGAAAACTTAAATAGTGTAAGTTCTACAGGCTCTATTGGAACTCTTGTACTACACGCAGATTCACAACTAACATTAACAGGTGTTACAGCTACAGCTTCGGTAAATGAAGTAGAAGATCAAACAACTGAAAAGCTTGGTAGTGTATCAGCAACAGGTGCAGTACAAGCACTAGCACAAGTTAAAGTAAGTGAAGCTCTAGCTTCTGCACCAGCTACAGGTACGATAGGTACAGTAGGTACAACTGCAGTAGTCTTTGACTTCCAAGCTGTAAGAGAGCAGTATAGCCGTAGACGTACAGTATATATAGCAGAGGCAGCATAATGTCTACTTCAGCATCCAGAACTGTACGTATACCAGATGAGAATAGATTAGTATTTATTTCTGCTTTTGATACAAACAGGATAGTAAGAATACCACAAGAGAATAGAATAGTTTTTGTAGAACGACAAGCAACATCTGCAGAACGAACTGTATACGCAACTGAGGATTAAACATGAGTTTTCGTTGGCCCAATAAAGACCCTGATGAACAACTAGATTACAGTGTAGATTGGTCACGTTTTCTTGGTACTGCTACTATTAGTAGTGTTACATGGTCTGTGAAGAGTACTGCTTATAGTACTAAGACTACACTAGGTGCAGGACAAACATTAACTACGGCTTCTAGCTCTGCTACTACTGACGATATACAAAACGTATCACAGACTAATACTACTACTGTAGCCACTATTAATATTGGTGGTGGTACAAATAACATTGAATATACTTTTTTCTGTAACATGGTTGATAGCACAGGTAGTCAGGCAGAACGCAGTATTAAGTTACGGGTAAAGGAACGTTAAATGGCTTATGATTATCTTGGTCTAGTAAATGACGTAAACCGTAGACTTAATGAGGTGGAGCTTACATCAGGTAACTTTGCTGCTGCTACTGGTGAATACAGCATGATTAAAGATGCAGTAAACTCTGCTATTCGTTATATTAACCAACACGAATATGAGTGGCCTTTTAATCATGTAGAAACAGAAGAGACATTAACTGCAGGTACAATACGTTATGCTTACCCTGCAGATGCTAAGACACTTGACATGGATAGCTTCCGTATTAAACGTAATACTACTTTCAACAACTCAACTAAAAGACTTCGTTTAATTTCTTACGAAGAGTATTTAGATAAATACATTGACTATGAGTACGACACAGACACAAGTATTAGGACTTTACCTGAGTATGTATTTAGAACTCCTAACCAAGAGTTTGGACTTGTAGCTCCCCCAGATAATGCTTACGAATTAGTTTATGAATATTATAGATTACCTGTAGATCTTATTAATGCTACAGATGTACCCTCAGTACCAGAGCAGTTTAGATACATGATTACTAACGGTGCAATGCACTTTGCTTACATGTTTAGAGGTGAAGGTCAGGAAGCTGCAATGATTCAACAACGCTTTGATGATGAGATTAAACAACTACGTAGCCTTTACATTAACCGTTACGACTACCTGAGATCAACTGTAATAAATCAAACAAACTCTTCTTATAACACTATTAGGGTTTCTTAATACATGCCATCAACTCGTCAAACATACCCTATAGAATTTAAGGGTGGACTTGTTACTAATATGAGTCCATTGCAACAAGGTATTAACGCACCGGGATCTGCAAGAACTCTTAGAAACTTTGAGCCATCTATTGAGGGTGGCTACAGACGTATCTTAGGTTATACTAAATATAACAGCAGTATTATACCACCATATGGTGCTCCTGTTGTACACGGTGCTAGTCAGTCTGGTACTACACTTATTATAGGCAACATACATCAGACACCAGAAGCAGGTGATACACTTACAGTAGCTGGTGTTACAGGTACATACACTATTGCATCTGGTGGTGTATCATTTGATGCTACAAATAACAGAGCTACACTAACACTTACAGGTGCTTTAGCTAGTTCTCCAGCTAATGCTGCAGCAGTTACATTTGCTACAACTGCCAGTAAATATCTTGCACTTGGTTGTGGTGTATTTTTAGATAGAGTTATTGTTGCAAGAAACGATGATCTTTTTAAAGTATCCTCTAGTGCAGTAACACATATTAACGTACCTAACTATGGTACTGTACTTGTAAATGGTGCATCACAAACTGGATCAAGTCTTATTGTAGATGGTTTAACTGCAGCCCCACAAGCAGGTGATGTATTTAAAGTAGCAGGTATAGATAAAGTATATACTGTAACTGCAGATGCAACTGTAAGCTCTGGTGGATCTACTGTAGCTATAAATCCTGCATTAGCTAGTTCACCTGCAGATGATGCAGTAATAACTTTTTTAAGTGTGTCAAGAGAAAGTGCTGGTAAAACAAGATTTTCTAGGTATAACTATACAGGCACAGAAAAGATTGCCATAGTAGATGGTACTAACGCTCCAGCCTTATATGACAACAACACTTTTACTGTTCTTGATTCTGGACCTACAGACATAGTTGGTGCTGGTTTCGTAGTAAACTTTAAGAATCAACTATTCTTTGGTAAAAGTAACTTATTAACTTTTACTGCTCCATACACAGATAATGACTTTACAGCCGCTGCAGGTTCTGGTACAATCTCCTTGGGAGCCGTGATTACAGGACTGATTGTTTTTAGACAACAATTAATTATCTTTACTGAGTCTTCTATATTCCAATTAGTTGGTAATACAATATCAGACTTTCAGTTACAGCCAGTTACTACAGACATTGGTTGCGTAGATACAGACACTATCCAAGAAGTAGGTGGTGACATAATGTTCTTAGGGCCAGATGGTCTTAGGTTATTAAGTGGTACAGATCGTATTGGTGACTTTGGTCTTGGTGTCGTATCTAAAGCAATACAAAAAGAAGTAACACGTTTTATTTCTACTAACACGTCTTTTGCCAGTGTAGTTATTCGTAATAAGTCTCAGTACAGAATACTAGGTTACAATACAAATATTACACAAGAAAACTCTCAAGGTATACTTGGCACACAGTTTTCTGGTCAAGGTGGTGAAGGAATGGCTTGGGGTGAGCTACGTGGCATTAGAGCTTATGTAGCTGACAGTAGGTTTTATCAAAATACAGAAACAATTGTATTTGCTAATGATGATGGTTACTTGTACCAGATGGAAGATGGCAATAGCTTTGATAGTTTAAATATACAAACTACATTTGCTACACCATTTATGCCTGTTAATGACCCAAGGATACGTAAGACTTTCTACAAAGCATTTCTTTATACAGATCCACAAGGTAGTGTGTCATTTGATATGAGCCTTAAACTAGACTTTGACCAACGTAATAGCATACAGCCTACACAGATAAACTTTGATAACGACACAGGCGAAGTTGCATTTTATGGTTCAGCAGTATTTGGGTCATCTGCTGTATTTAGTAATAAACTTTTAACTCTCTTTGAAACACAACTGATAGGATCAGGCTTCACCGCATCTATACAATTTGAATCAGATAGCACAGACCCGCCATTTTCTCTTGATGCTATCACATTAGAATATGGCACAAACACAAGAAGGTAAACCAAAATGGGAACAGGTTACACTAGAAACGATACGTCCAACAATATTGCTGATGGTAACATTATTAATGCTTCAGACTTAGATGGTGAGTTTGACGCAATTGAAAGTGCACTAGGCACAAGTGGTCACACACATGATGGCACATCTGCAGAAGGTGGGCCTGTTACTGTATTGGGTCCAGTTCAAGACTTTGTAGCAAGTGCAACTGAAATTAAACCTAAGACTACTAATACGCTAAGTATTGGTACTAATAGTCTTTTATTTAAAGATATGTTCCTTGATGGTGTAGCTACAGTAGGTAGCATTAAGATTGATAATGCTGGCACTATTGGCTCTGCTTCTGATGCAGATGCTATTGCTATTTCTTCTGGTGGTGTTGTAACGTTTAGTCAAGCTGTTAGTAATTTAGGTAATGTAACTGGTAAGACAAGTTCTGGTTTTGTACTGGCACTTCAAACATCTGACACTACTATTGAAGCAACTAATGTATTAGGTAAGATTGAGTTTAGTGCTCCTGATGAAGCTAGTGGTACAGATGCTATACTTGTTGGTGCATCCATTGA